CGGAGCAAACCCAACACGATCATGTCGCCATCTTCGGCCGACTCACGCAAAAGCCCCTCGTCTTTGAATCCCAAGTGCCGGTTGAGCTTCAATGCCTTCTGATTCGACGCCGGGACAAACGCCGTGACCCTTCGTAGCCCCAACTGCACGAACGGGTAGCGAAACGCGGCCTCTAAAAACTCCGTCGTGGCCCATGTCTTTCCCGGAACTGCTGCAACGTGCATCACGATGTCTCGCTCGGTCATGAGCGTGTAGATCGTGGCTACGATCAATTGCCCGTCACGCTCAAGCCCGATCCCCTGGTACCACTCACCGAGCCCAACTACAGAACCTAGGCGCTCGCAGACGAAAGCAGCGCACTGTTCACGGTCGAAGATGAGCCGATCCGTCACAACGCCGGCCCCCGCCCTTCCTCGTACACAATGTCAGTCGCGGACCAAGAGGCGTTCACGTCGATTGGCTGCAATCTCAGTCGAGTCGAAATCGCCGAGCCATACCCTGTGGCTGATTGCCAGTCGATAAAGGCTTCTGTTGACCCTGACCAAGTGACATCCCAGATTCCGCCCCACGGGTCATTCCCCGACCCAACGCCTACGGTTTGTAGAACGGTCGGTGGGGTGTCTTCAAAGTCGGTGTCGATGTCCACCGCCATGTTCACTTGACCACCGATGGCGAGAATCGGGCGGACCATCGTCACCAACTTTCCACGTCCGCGAGACTTGAAGTAGTTGAACGCCTGCTTTGCATCGGCGGTGATGTCGGTCGAGTCGTCCTGGTGCCCTATATCGGCTTTGGCCAACTTCCCGTTTCCGCCGAAGTACAGTTGGTCTCGCGAGACCTCGAAGCAAAACGCCGTCCAGCCGGTGAACTTGCACCACGAGCCGTTTTGAGTGTTCATCACGTACTGATACGAAGCTACATTCTCATTGGTCGGGACGTTGACGACCATCTTGGCGCCGGTCGAATGCACCATGACCTGCCAACCAAATCTCCCTCCATGAATCAGCACATCGCCCGTGATGAGCTTTCGGATTTTGTCAGTGACTGACAGTGACGGGTCGTACTTCTCGGCGGCAATCGTGGCTCGTAAGGGATAAGCCCCGTCTGCACATAGAACCACTGCGTCAGGTCCGTACTTGCACCACGCCCTATTCCCCGACTGAACCGGCCTGCCAATGGTGAAGTGAGCGACACGAGACCAGAAGACCGAGCCAGGATCAATTCCAGCAAAAGCATTGACCTCGCCTTCCGTCGAAACGAACGCGATGTAGTCAATGAGCTCGGACAGCGAATCCGTCAGCGTGACGATGGAATGCAATCTCCCGCCACGCTTGAACAAGCTCGCAAGATTCAGCTCCGTCAACGCTCCGGTAATCGACTTGATCGGCAGATACCAGACGCTGAAGCTGTTCTTCTCGCCAAACCACAACCGATCCTCAAAAACCGCCACAGTGAATAGATCAGCTGTAGTGACTCCGGTCATCGTCGAGACAGTCCAAGTCGAGCCGTCGTACTGCAAAGCCGGATCTGAGCCGTTTACTAGAACAGCAAACTGCCCGCCGATCGTGCCGAAGTTTTGATAGTCGTAGCGGGTAGAAGTGACGGCTTGAATCGTAGCTCCAGCCCCGCCCACAGCCGCAACGGATAGAGCACCGCCTGCGGTGGCATTGTAGATCGACCGCGTTGAACCGTTGACGACAGCGACGAAAATACTGGTAGCTACCGAACCGGAGTAAACGACAATGGTTTCAGTCTGGCCGGTGTAGGTCGCGTAAGGGTCGTACCCAAGACGAACGTCTACGCTGGTCGGAGTCGGGAAGAAGTTCTCCAGAACTAACGCATCGGTTTCTTCCATGTTGGCCACGGAGTCTCGAGCGTTCAGCCCTCCTACAGGAGCAGGGATAGACGCCTGCTTTGAGACGGGGTACCCGCGAGGAACTGATCGGGCTGGCTCTCTCATGGCAGTGGCCACGAACCTGCCGGAACGAATACGCCGGGAACGTAATCGTCCATTGCCCCGCACAGCGAAAGCGTGGGTTTCGTTCCGTCCCTCGCCATCGCATCCGCGACCATCCGCTCATACGTCAGGAAGTCTTCGGTGTAGTCGAGCTTCTTTGCGGCCCTCCACCGCCATAAAAGCCCCTGCTGCATGATGTCTTCGTCCAACAGCATTTCATCCGTATCGACGGATAGGCGTTGCTTATACGTGGCTCCGGTGGTGTCGGTCGCCCACATCTTGTCCACGTACTCAAACGCACACGTTTCTCCAGCCGCAGGAATCGGCGAGAACTTCAGGACGTTCCCCTGAATCCGATACTCGCTGATCGGCCCAGTTACGGAGAACGCTTTGTAGGCTTGCCAGTTGCGCGGGGACTTCGGGCCCAACACAGGCCAGATTTTCGAGCGATTCCAAATCGTGTCGTTGAGGATGTAACGGAATGAGTGACCCGCATCCCCTGCGGTGATGATGGCTGCGATGGTCCCCTGCGACTCTGCCGCGACAGTCGTGAAGGTCACTTCACGAACGAGAACCTGCCAAGCGTACCGGGCGGAAAGCTCTTTGCCCTCTTTGTTCAGCAACCGGACCAGTTGCGTGATCTGAGGATCAGTAGACGCTAGTGCGATAGTGGGATCAGGTAACCCAATCTCTACGCATACGTCTTTGATGATCGAGAGCGCAGTCATCCCGCCTTCTTGCGACTCTTGGTTTCCTCAACCCCATCCAGACGAGCACTCAAGTTGGCCAGCGCTTCCTCGAGCTGCTTAATGCGGGTGTCTTTGTCCGCAGACTCCGCTCGTAGAGCTGCCAGTTGTTCGGCGTTGCCGTGCGTCAACTGAGAGTCGAGGAAAGCCCTTGCGCGGTCTTTGTCTGCACGCGACCCCATTCCCGCGCGGTGCATGACTTCATCGTTCATCGCCGCCACGTCCTCGATGGTAAAGATCCCAATCTGAGCGTAGTTTTCTGCTCGAGCTTTGGAGATCGACGCCCAATCCTTCAGCGGATAACCCTCTGGAGGAGCTTCGCGACCTTCCTTCCACTGCTCGTACCGCTTACGAAATCCAATCGCCCACTCGTTGGGGTAGGAACCGTTCCCCGCCAAACGGTCGTTGTCGTCCAGCCATTCGGAGGCGATTTTCTCGACCGTGTCTTTCCCTCCCACCTGGCGGATGATCGCCCAGTGGGTCGGCTTCATCACGAGATGCCCTTGCTTGATCGACTCGTTGCGATCTTCCTCGGAGCGTTCCTCGAAAATCACAAAAGGAGGTCGGGCTTGCATCACGGAAATGGTCATGGATTCTCCTTGAAGAACAGCGTGGTATCGAGCGTGCCACCGATGACCACCCTAAGACCTGCGCCTAAGGAAGCCGGGAACGAGTGATAGCCGATAGCGGGGGTAATCGTACCGCTAATGGCGTTGTTCGTGGAGGCAGACGCGGAGTCGTGAATCACGATGGTCCCTGAGCTCGTGGAGTTCACGTAGAACCCCAAAAGCTCCCCCGGCCTGGCTCGAGGCACCGCCGATGCCGTGACGTTGATCGGCGTGCCGCAATTGTTGTTAAGCATGGTCTCTCCTGCACACGAACGCCGCTTGACGTTCATTGGATTCGAGTCTGGTCACGGAGGGCCAGACGGATAGCAAAACCTTCTCCCACTCATCCGCGCTCATCACGGTGAGATGGAGCGACTGACCGATCATCGCGCCGAAGCTGTCGTGAATGGTATCGATGTTGAGGTAGACGCCTTTGGCGCATGCATCATGAATCGCGTGGAGCGTATCCAAGAGCTTTGGCGTGGGGATGTGCTCGAGCACGTCAACCGAGAAGCCGTAATCGACCTTGGGTAGCTTCTCGGCGTCCCACAGCGCAGCCCTGGTAAAGAGCCACGGCCCCACGGCGTTGATGCAGTTGTCGGCTATATCGACCCCATGCGCACGGAAGCCTCTAGCGGCGAGTTCGCTACATGCGGCGCCAGTACCACAGCCGAAGTCACAAAATGTCGAGCCTTCAACTGCACCTAGCGCAGTAATCGCCTCGTCCACATACCAAAGCCCCGGCGAGACCTTTCGGTAAAGGTCGATCGTCCACATCTGCTCGTACTTCGCCCGCTCTGATTCCTCGTCGTTCTCTTGGTTGGCTTTCTCGATCATTGCAGGGAGAAGACCGTCCGAGTAAAGCCGGATGTCGAGCTCGCACTGCTTCATCACGGGAGAAATCGCCCGGACGAACTGCTCGGCCGTTCTGGCTAGAGCGAGAGTCGTTTTGTACGTCATCCCGTCGAGCGTTACGTCGATTTCTTCGTCGGAGTCGTTCAGCGGTTGTCGAAACGCATACGGTTCACTCTTGCGGCTGAAGTCGTAGCCAAAGAGCATCTGCGTTTTGTACCCAAGAGCAGCAGCCACATAGACCGCGTGAACGCTCGCCATTCCAATCGGAGCGGTCAGGAACTTGAACTTGCCTGGAATAGCATCCCGAGCTGTTTGTGTTCCCAAGTGAAACAGCGTGACCTTCCGCCCCTCGAGTTCATCCAACACGCGCGGATGGACTTGGCTGGCTAGGCAGTGATTCGTTTCGTAGGAAGCATCCTGAACGTGCAGGACGTTCTCGGCTCGAGAGTCGATCAGGACGAAGTGATCGGATTCGATGCCATGAGACCGAAGGAACTTGTACGCCCCATTGACCGAGAGAACGTCACACGAGCCTCGATAGGCTTTGATGACCGGCAGGTATTCTTTGAGGGAAGGCCCACCGGCTACGACCATGACTAGTCGTTCTCTCCATTCGTGCTGCGTGAGCTCTGGTAATCCACGCTTGGCATTGCGCTGGATGTTGAACACGATGGAGTCGTGGTCGTTGTTGACCGGTAACTCCAGAAAGGCCGGGAGTGGAAGTCCTCCCGGCAAATTCTGAGCAGCCGTCATCAGTCGGCAGCAGCCGTCTCGCCGAGCGGCCAGGTGGCCACGGCGGTGCGGATCGTGTTGCCTGCCGACGCAGAAGCGGAAGCCACAGCCGTGATCTGCACTCCGAGAACGATCAAGTTACCCGCTGAAGCCGTAACGGAGCTGGCCAAGCGACCGGAAGCGCCGACACCACCGATTCCCAAGCGAGCATCCGCAGCAGCGGAAGCCGAGACACGGATCGGGAAGACCCCGCGCATCCTGGCCCAGAAAAAGGAGTTGTCGGCGATGATCTGCCGGGGAGCGAAGCCGATGAACTTCGCGGTCAGACCTAGAGCTGCGGTGAGCTTCACCGCCTGACCGGCCGAAGTGATGGACAGCGCGTAAGGCTCATTCAGCGTCGTCGAAATCGCTTCACCGGCCTGAACGTATCGGTATACGTTGCCGTCCAGAAGCGTTTCCGTACCGAGCAAGAACTGAGCATTCTCGCCGTCCGTTGTCGTGCCATCGGTAACCAAATCGACGTTGGCACCAATGACGGGGGTTGAACCTGCTGACATCTGTTTCTCCTAGTCCTGTTTGCTACAAATACCTGAGTTAAATCAGATACTTACGCTTTGAGGACTCCTTGCAGTTTCCGGTTGCTGACCACCAAGTTCGCTTGGGTCAGGATCGGAATCACGATGGCGTCCTGATTGACCGACTTGAGCTCGGGCATGATCTCCATCCATGCATCCTGATGACCGACCACTTCGAAGAAGTCGGTGTTCAGGAAGTACATATGCGAAGTCGAGATGCCCGACGACGAGGAGTCGTGGAACACATCGGCCTGCTTGTACTTCATCGAGATCATGCCGCCCTTGCCGGTGTCCTCCGGCGCGTAACGCTTCAGGCTGGTCTGGCTCGTCTCGTAGAACGTGAAGTAGTTCTCCGAAGCGACGATCAGGTCGGGATGATCTGCACCACGTGTGTTACGCAGGTACAGCGGGAGCATCAGGCTCTCAATCGTCGTCGCAGACGGTGTGATCGCGCCGCCGCCCTGTAGAGGCGCAGCAGCCGATTGAACCGTGTTCTGCCAGAACGAGAACGTGGTGGAGTTGATGCCACCGACCGTACCCGTACCGGCATCGGCTACGAGAGCTTGAAGGCCGTTCATCTGATTGCTCAGCGAGCCCGCCGAATAGAAGTCGTTCGACAGACCGTTGGCCTTCGTGCGTTGGGCGTTCTTGATGCGCGATTTGACGAGATTGACGATCCGGTTCTCGCCCGCGTTGGAGCGGATTTCCAAGCCGGAAGCCGTGACGTTGACTGCGACCTGACGCCAGGGGAATTCAGCGGCAGACAGAACGTCAGAGGCGCCGATGTCCAGCGGGTCGTACCCCGAGTACCGGGTATACGTCGCGTTCTCGGCGTAATCGACCGGGCAAACGATTGAAAGACCGCCGTCCTCGAGACGGACTCGCCCCTTTTCGGTCAGCCGGCGAAACAGCGCGTTGTGGTTTGAGACGTTGTCCGCAACATCCTTCTTATGGTTGCGGTACGTCGTCGTGACGAGTTCGGTGAAGACGTTGAAAAGCGTTGATTGACCAGGCGATGCCATGGTGTGTCACTCCGAGTGTGGTTGGCACTCGACACCATGGGTTGAACTATTCGGCTGCGGTTAAGCGGCGATACTCTGCCCTGATGGTGTCGTCCATTGAGCCCGGCTTCTGCACTGCGGGGGGTGTCCCACGGCGCGTGACATTCGCTGAGGCAGCCTTTCTGGCGGCGGCGGCTTCTTCCGCTTGGCGCTTGCGAAGGTTCTCGGCTTCTACAGCCATGAGCTTCGCTCGCGTCTCTGGTAGCGCCCAAACCGCCTTGTCGTAAGCTGTTTGGAGCGTGTCCGCAGAGCCAGACTGGATCAATCGGCCCATTTCCTGGCGGACCGCTTCGAAGTGTTCGTGCTTCGGGTCTTTCCCGAACGACGCGATCTCCGAGTCCACCCGTTCCTGCTCGAGCCGTAAGGCTTCGGAGCGTTGGGCTTGCAGCGTCTGCTCTAAAGACTCGACCCGTTGTAGAACAGGCGAGAAATCGACCCCATTCGCTGGCGGTTGGGCTCCGTTCTGTGGAGAAGGCACGCCACCCGCGGGCAAATCTATACCGTAGTTCTTAGCGACTTGCAACAATGTTTGACGCTTTTGGTCACTCGTTCCGTTCACAAGCGTGGACCATGTGCCCATGACCTCGCGTACAACCTGCTGCGGGGTCACATTCAAGCGGCGAAAGGTCTCGAGATGCGGAAACAGGTCTTGGCCTAGAGCTCGGCCAAACGCGGCGGGTTCTTTGTATTCCTTGATGCCGTTGAGGAAGTCCTGTTCCCTACGATGAACCTCGGCCCTTACCGCCTCCGGGAGCGCTTTCCACTGCGCTTCGTGGTCTTTCTTCCAGCTTGATGGATATGCGTCATGCGGGCTCGCCTGTGGCGCTTGGGTGCTGCCTGCCGCAACCGGCGTCGCAGTTCCAGCGTCGCCTCCTTTGCTGACAAACTTTCCATCTGGCCCCCGAGCACGATCTCCCGATACGCTTGGTTGAGCACCGCTCGTTGCGTCCTGCTCAGCGGCCGGTGGTTGTCCGGTAGCGATATCACTTTCGGCATTGTCTGGCTCCGCAGTGAGCTTCTGATAGGTTTCACGGATCGTGGCTTCAAGTGCCTGGTCGGGAGTGGTCTCGACTTCGGCTTCTGTCTCGGGCGGCATTAACTGTTCTCCAACATCCTGCGCTTCCTAGGGTCTAGCTCGTAAAACGCTCGTCTAGCTGCAACCTCTAGCCTCGCGTCGTCTCTCTGCTCGTTGTAGGCCCGCTGGCGGGCGGCTTCGCGCTCCTCTTGCTGTCGGCCTTCGTAAGGTCGGCAACCATGGCGCTTCAGATCCTCGCGCCGGCCCTTGCGGCCGTGGACGATCAGGCCAGTGATCGGGGACTCGTAGTCTGGAGTGTCGGGCTGAATGTGCGGCGCCTCACGCTTCGGTTGCCGATGGTTTGGCCCAACCGGAACCAGTTCGCCATTGACCTGAATCCATCTAGCCATGGCTGTTTCCGTGGTACGATGTTTCCCATGAAACCTCGCGCCAAGTACCGAACCGATGGCATCTGCCCAAGATGCAGCATTCTAGAAAAAGCACTCCCGAGACGTTATTGCCTGCCTTGCCATGCTCGGTACATGCGAGAACACCGCCCAAGACACAGCGAGCTTCTGCCAGAGCAACGCTTGAAAGCAAACGCCAGGGCGTACGCCAATACCTACAAACGGCGAGGCAAATTGACTCAAATACCTTGTGAGCTCTGCGCGTCCCCTGACTCACAAATGCACCACGATGATTACTCCAAGCCACTCGAAGTCAGATGGCTTTGCCGCGAGTGCCATCTAAAGCTGCACAATCACGACACCAAGGCAGCGAGGATTGCCGTAGCCTTCTGAGCATCGCTGTCCGTTCTCGTGACACTGACCCACTTGTCACGCCCGCCACGAGTGACACACGGGCGAACGTAGTAGTGGTTCAGCGTGTCGGTCGAGCCGCCATCGCGCCGAACGATCATCACGCCCCGGCCGTTGAGATCGGGGTCCAATAACGCTTGAATGTCGATGTCAGCCACGTTTCACATCCTTTCGTTCGTTGACCTCTGGAACGTCTCGCCAGTCAGAGTCTCCGCCTGAAGTGGTCCAGAGCTGCTGGAGAACGTGCGCGGTCCGTGGTCCTGAAGTCCCAGACACTGATCGACGCTCGAACCGCAGTTCTGGCGTGGGCTCGTAAGTCGCTTTCTTGGTCGTCATATATGCTCCTAGTTCACCGTCGCAGTTGCGCCGGAAACTCTACCATCACTGCCACGCTCGAAACTCACCTTCTTCGGCTTGTTCATCGTCTCAATCAGTAAGCCGATTGCTTGTGTCGTCGCTTCGGCCGTTTCCTGCATCTGCCCTAGGACGGTCTGCATCCCCTGTAGGACCATCTGTAGGCCTTGGATGACAGCCTGATTGACCTGTGCCTGTTGCTCTGCAACAGCCTTGGCCTGCTCAGCCTGGGCAGTGCTGTCCTGTGCCGCCATTTGGGTCTGCTGGTCTTTGAGCTTGGCTTCGCGTCCTGCAACTTCCTGTTGAGCCGCGAAAGCCTGTTCCTTCAGAGCTAGTTCGGCCTCGCGGCGCTCGAGTTCGGCGCCCTGTTTCTGCAAGCCAAGATCAGCCTCTTGTGCTGCTAGTTGCTGTTTCTGGCCGTCCGCTTCCTGCTTCATGGTCTGCGCTTCTTGGGTCGCCTGTTGAGCTTCGGCTACCTCAGGGGCGGGCGGAGCAGGGGGCGGCGGTTGGATTTGGTCAATTGCATCCTCTACCGCCGGCCCCATGCGAGCTCGGCGGACAATGGCCATCGCCATTTCCTTCACCGCTTCAGCAGGGATGATGCCGGACTGTACGGCAGGGACAGAACCAACGATCAGCTCACCGATCGCAGTGATGACCTCGGACAGCCCGGTCATGTCCTTGTCGATCGTTTCGGCAACCGTGGAATCGGTCTCAATGTCGATCCGGCAGGAACGCAAGGCGTCTGTACGCAGAAGCGCCATGACCTCCTCCCACGAGGGAGTCGATAGCATCTGAGCGACTTCGGCCGGGGGCTGTTGGCCCATTGACGCGGCTTCCTGAGCAATCAGTTGAGCGCGCTGCTTGTCCTGCTCGCTCGGCAGCTTGACGTTCGTGGACTGCTGTAGGGTCTCCATCGAGAACCGTTCCGCTACGATCTCAGCATCCAACCGCGTCAGGTCGCGCACGAAGCGCTGTACTTCGCGCTGGAGCTTCTGAAGGCGTAGCGAACCCCACTGAGACTTGAGCACCTGAGCGCCCTTAGTTTCGCTGGGATCGGTTACCCCCCGCATGATGTCGCCAATACCCGATATCTCGTAGATCGTGTTCTTGATCTGCTCGCGAGCGAGGTAGAGGGAGTCGAGCGCCGACTTCAGGGTATCAAGCGGCATCATCCAGATGGCTTTGTCTAGCCCGCCGGTTGAGGCAATCTCCGACACGTTCGCGACCGGCACCATGTCGGTATCGTCAGAGCCAAGAATGTTGGCGACTTCAGGCAAATTGGCCGAGTACGCCCCGCGAACCTTAAGCGCCTTGATGATCTTGTTGATCCGACGTGAAACCTCGTCCAGTTCCTTCGCCTGCTGCTCGTACATCCGGTACGGTGGCGTGGGGACGAGAGTCCGTGAGTTGTGGATTGCATAGACCGGACGGGGGCAGGGGTAGAACCCACGCAGTCTCAAGGGATCTGGAACGACTAGGCACGGCTTCTCTTTGTAGCAAGGCGCGATGAACAAAACCCTGCGTTGATCGCGGTCCCAAATCTCGTGAATGACCGTCGTCTGAAAGATGCGCTTCGTCTCGTCCTTGTCGGCTTTCTTGTTGGAGCCCTCGGTCTCGGAGTATTCGAGCTTGTCGGCAATCTCCTCCCCGAACTTCTCCAAGGCCATCTCGTAGGTGAAGTCATGCTCACGCGAGACCCAGGTAATGTCCTTCCATCGCTTCCCAGGACCATGACGGAACTTATCCCACTGAACGTGCTCGTTCTCGAGCGTCTCGTCGGTGATGCGCTCTAACGGGGCTGCGGGCTCTTGCGGGGTTTGGGCGTTCGCGTCTCCAGCAGTAGGAGCGGCTTGCGGAGCGAAAGAGGGCTCGTACTTCTTCCAGGAGACACCGCGGCCGCAGATGAGGATGTCGAGCACGACATCTTGAACCGAAGCGTCAAAGTCGTACTGGTCGATCTGGTAGGAGCACTCGCGCTCGATGACAGTAGCAGCGGCTTTGCCTACCGGGTCTTTGTCTCGATAGCGGCGGCGAACGTCAGGGTTCGGCGTGGAATTGTAGATCGCGGGAGCTAAGGTCTCGGTGTTGCTCCACAGGATGTTGAAGCTGTTGGCCTTGGCTTCCTCACCTTCGTACAGCTTCCAAATTCGCTCTGACTCGGTCTTCCACTTCTTGTGCGACTTGTCGTAAATCTCTACTTCTGACATCCACCGCTTGACGATGCCCGGACCGTCCTTCTCAACCTCCGCGGTGGTCTTGGCGTGAAGGTCTGAGGCTTCGTCAGCCATCCTCGCCTAACCTCTTGCGCCGCTGTCCGTCGATGATCTCGCGGACGGTCTGTTGAGTCGGCCACTTGGGGACAGGGATCGAAGGAGCTTGACGTACCCAAGGGCGAGCGGAGCATGCGTACCTGACGGAATCCCCGGCGTGGTCCTCGCCGTCCGTATCAACGTCCTCTGGACGCATCTCATCATGTTGAAGCGCCGGGAGCGTCCTGATGGTTTCGGTGCATGTGGAGAAGAAATATACCATAGGTTGGTCGTCGCCCTTCAGACGGTGACGGACCAAATCCCAACCGGATAGCGCTCCGCGTTGTGCCACACGCTTGTTGTCGGCTTGCTGGAAATACACTTTGCGTCCAGCCATGCGTGAGGCGATTGACGGACCGCCGTTGACTGCGAAGGCCGAAGGATCGAGCACGGACATATCAAGCTTCTCGTCTGCGGCCTCTCGCTCGAGAATCCCGTCTGCCACTTCCTCGGCCGTGAGCTTCAGTCCTACATTCGGTTGGCCTGGCTGCATGCCGTACCACTCGCGATAATTGATGATCGCGCCGCGTGGGATAGCTGCTATCTCGCCATCACTCACGGCCCACCAATTCACAGCGAAAGGTTTGGCAGAGCCCCAGTCCATCGAACGATAACGCACCCAATGGGCTGGTATCTCGAAAGGGTCAAGAATGTGACCAGAACTGAACTCGGGGAAGAACGCGCCAGATACGACGCTCCAATCGCCCTCAAGCCATGCCCTGACTAGATCGGGGCTGCCCAAGCCGGCGAGACGGTCAGCGTATTTCGGATCATTGGCCAGGAGTAATTGGTTGTCTTGAAGCCTGGAGCGGATGAACAAGCGCGTCATCCCGCCTTGTTCGAAAATGACGTTGCCCAACGGATGGCGATCAATCCGAAAATACATCTTGACGGCATGATGCCCAGGCCCTCCGGGATTGCCGCTAGCCCTGATCCGCTTGTTGGGCACTGGGTTAGCGGAGCGGAGTCTGGCTTTAAGCTTTGTATAGGCCAGCATATCGGGCCACGTAGGAAGCTCGTCCCATCCGATCCACGTATAAGCATGGCCCCAATACCTCATCCAGTCAGTGGTAGATTCGAGGTAGCGCATTTTGAGCGTTGCGCCGTTCGGCCAGTGCCAAGTCTTGTCAGACTCGAACCACTCAACGCCAGGAAACCAGCCAGGGTAAATCTCCTGACTGCGACTGATCAGGTCCTCGAGCTCAGGGTAAGTCTTACGGAACAAGATGCCGTGCCACCACTTGCCCCACGGACTCGGCACGTCTTGAGCGAAATCCCCCAGAAGATAATCGCTCTTGCCGCCGCCGACAGCGCCGCCAAAAAACAGTTCATCAATGGTGTGTCGCTTGATGGCCGTTAGTTGCGGCCCCGGCTGTGCTCGCCACGGGATCAACTGCGGCGAGATCATCGCGCTGCTCAACTGGGATTGCCTCGTAGGTGCCTAAAGTCCCTGAGACGTGCTGCTCAACCGGGATCAGCCGAGCATAGAGTTTGTAGAACTCAGTCTCGTTGTTCTTGGCCCATCTAGCCATTGCGGCGGTGCTGCCAAGACGAGTAAATACAGCGACGATATTCTCTTTGGCGGTAGCCGTGACCTTGTTCCGAGATCCCTTCGGCCGCCCGGCTTGTTTATTCTCGTCGCTCATTGATCCTCAAAGCAATTCGGCAAGTAGTTGCTGAATCACAGTCTCGTCGTCTAACTCTTTCAGCTCCCGCAATTCCTTGTAGAGAAGTCGGAGAGCTATCTCGGACTCTACGCCTAAAGCACCAAGGGTTTCAAGGCGTTGCTCGATGATCGCGGATTTTCGTGCTTGATACTCGGAATACGCTTGTTCTGTTTCGCCTTCGGGCTCGATGGAAACTAGAACCTGCTCGGCTCGTTCCGCGATAGGAGCGAAGCCCATTAGTTCGCGGTAGATCGCGCGAATTTCTGCTAGTTGTCTCTGTTCCTCGTCTCTCTTGAGTAAAGCGCGTTTGGTTCCGTAGCCGCGGTGTGGAGAACGTCTGATTCTATCATCGCCGCCTACTTTCGTCGGGGTTGGCTCGACGTTGACGAGATTAACGGTCTGCCCTGCGATTGTGATGCTTCCGGGTACGTCGATTGCGAGCGTCAGGGAGCCGGCAAGATCCAGAGCTACTGTCTGACCGTTGATCGTTATCGAACCGACGGTAGGGCTGACTCCGAAGGCCGTGGTGAGGCTTTGGCCCTGAATCGTGATGGCGCCATTGGCTACGGAAGCGCCAAGCGACAGGCCCGTAGATTGGCCCTGGAGTGTAATCGAGCCATTACCTAGAGCCGTTCCGAGATTGAACGCGACCGCCTGCCCTTGCAGCGTTATGGAGCCAGGCGTGTCGATCGCTAAGGCAATCCCGTTGTCGAGCGTGACGCTCTGACCGTTGATCGTTATGGAGCCTTGGGTGCTGAGCGCCAGCCCAAGCCCGAACGTGACGGACTGTCCCTGAAGCGTGATCGATCCGTTAGAGACAGCTAACCCAAGCGACGGAGTGACCGTCTGGCCCTGGACCGTGATTGAGCCTTGCGTGGAAAGCGCAGTGCCAAGGTTGAATGTGACTGACTGACCGGCAATGGTGATGCTGCCCGCAGTGTCGATGTCGAGCGTTAGGTTGCCGCCCGCGTCGCCAGGCGGCAGCATGCGAGCCCACCACCATGTCTCCGGCCTAAGCGATCGGCGACGGTAGCGGTAGTCCCACAGCTTCATAACGGATAGCGAATGCGGCGGCCACCGCTACGGCCGAAGCTACCTACAAACGGAATTCGCGTGGCGGCGACGACAAGATTGATCTCGTTGAAAACCGCTATCTGCCCGGCCCAATCGATTACTCCGGCAATCCATGTGCCGTCACCAGTAAACGTGCCGGAACCGCTCTCGATTCGATATTCGGCATTAGCGGAGGTCGAGCCGAATTCGGCCGGAGACGACCAGCCCGACCCCACCGTCAAGTCGCTACTCGCGAACATGCCGAAGCCCGCGATGACAACCGCTGCGCCAGTCGAGGAAGCGCTCCCAGTGCTCGGCGTCGAGCTAGTGCCAGAACCGGTATTCGTATTGC